AACACCCGGAATCCCGATAGGCATTCCATCGGGGCTTATGCCTCCGGGGCCGCCGATAACTCCAGTCTGACCGGTTCCAGTTCCTGCGGTTGGAGTTGTGCCTGGGGCCGTTGTCTGGATTGAGCCAATGGGGTTTCCGGGCGTTCCTGGGATAGATGGCCCGGCATCGAGCAACCCACCAACGTCCAAAGCGCCAGCGCCAGCGCCAGCGCCCCCGGTCAGTAAGTTGCCAAGGACAGAGCCAGCACCACCTCCAACCGCAGACCCAAAGCCTCCTCCGATTTGCGCAACGTCTCCTGCGTCTGCAAAAACTTCAACGACCTCATGGGGCATCCCACCTATGTAATCCGTGCTAATTACATTCTGGCCGATGCTTGAGGGAGGGGTTACTTGAGCAAGGCTCCCCGGCCCTACTTGGGCAGCTTCACCCATGCCCGCGAGGTTTAGCCCAGAAAACGCGCCGCCGCCGATTCCGTAGGCAGACCCAATATATCCAAAGGGGTCTGACAGAAAATCCCCAATGTTGGACCATCCCCCGGCTTGGTCCATGCCAGCCCCAATTGACGAGCCTAGCGCAGAAGTCAGGGCTCCGCCCCAACCTCCTTGAGCGCCACCAATGGCAGTATTTACGGCAAGGCTAGCCAGATTCCCAAGAGCAGAGCTTCCAGTAAGGCCGCCAACAATAGTTCCGAAACCTCCAGTGGCCGCCCCTATCAAAGCGCCTGTTATAAGTCGCCCAGCAAGAGAATCCATGATTCCCCGCTTTGGGAGGTCCATTTTAAGGGCCTCTTTCCTAAACCATTCGTCTGCATCAGAAACAAATGCGAGAGCGTCTTGAGGGGTTGCTTTTTTCCATGACCCGTCTTCAAGTTTTTGAGGTTTGTACTTGTCCCATACTTCGCTTCTGTTCGTTCCAAAATAATCATACAATTTTTGAAGTAACAGTGGGTCATTCAAATCAAACCCAGCCGCCCACAATCCAGCCCCAGGGGTTTTATAATCTCCTGGGTTTTCGTTTGTTTTTCCAAGACCAGAATTGAAAATAACCCCACCGGGGCCGGCTGTCCCAGATGGCGCAGAATATCCATCTGTTTCAGCATTATAGTAATAAGGGGTAAATGGGCTTCTTATGTCCCTGACTATCTGGCTTTTTTGATTTAGGTTTGTTGCGGAATCTTGAGACGGCCCATAACCTAGAACGGGGAAAATAGTAGCCATTCCAACAGGAAGATTTACGTTTGTTGGGTAATCCCCAAAACCAACCCCCCTGTCATAAAAACCCAGAATATCAAAAGTATTTACTGGGTTTACCCCGCCAGTCATGACAGACGGCAAATCTCCTCCATAACTCAACTGGTTCATCATTTGAGTTTGCCAGTCTAACCCAAAATCTGTCGTCGGGATTCTTTGTAATTCCGTTGATGAAATTAACTGTATCGCTCTCTGTCTGTCTAGGTTTCTTTCTTCTGCTAGACGCGCAGCTTCTGCCTGAAAAGCAGAAAATTCTTGCTCGTTCGCTATTCTTTGTGCTTCCCGTTGTTCAGCTAATTGCCGCGCATATTCCTGCCCAGCGGATCTCTCAGCAGGATTAGAAGAAAATTGTTGAGATAATTGTAAAAGCTGATTTGTTCCTGCGTTGATTGCCATATTATCTAACCTTCTGGACTACGCCATAAACAGTGAAGTTAAGGTGGTTTGCGTTACTCACTGCCACCCCAATGCTGCCGCCTCTCGCGACCGTTATTCCTGACCCCTGAGACGCCGCCTCAATCACTTCCACTTGGTGACCGCTTACTGACTTATTAAAAACCAAAGCAGTAGCCGTGCCGTAAGTCGAGCCTGTGTCGTCGTGATATATGTAGTAAGAGGTATTATTATTCGTGACGTTGCAAATCTGAATGCGAGTTATCTCAGTGCCAGCAAGGGCAGTGTATAAAGTTTGCGCGGTGGTAGTTGCTGGGTATACGCTCCCCAGCTTCCCACCAAAAAGTTCTGACCTATCGCTTACCACTTTTCTTCACCCTTACGTCAACGGCTACGGCCTTGGTAAATCCACCAGAGACAGACACTCGGATTCTGTGATACCTGGCGGCCCTGCGCACATCGAAAGCCCCATCATTGTTTACCGTAACCACAGGGTCCCAAGTGACCTGCTGGGACTGGCGCATACGGTACCCATGCTGGATGGAGATGGTGGAGGAATCCCCCTCGATAATTGGGCGCACTTGGTCTACCAAAGCTGCAATCCCAGACGAAGCCTCAAACTCTTTCGTTTCAATGGTCGCGGTCAATGCGGCTCCGTCAAACGTACTTGGAACATTTGTGGCGCTGAATCCGCCCACGCTTAACTGTCCACCGTCCCAGATAGAAGAATCCAAAGAGGCCGACAGAGCGTCAAGACTTGCGGAGATCTCATCTAAAGCCTCCAAGGTGTAGCCAGATGAAATGTACGAATAGATAGCGTTCACTTCCAAGGTAGACACAGACCACGTTCCAGACGGCCAGTGGTAAATAAGAATCTTGTTTGGCTGACCGTTGTTGTTCGCCTCTCCTGCGTAAGACCACATTGCAAGCGAGCGTTTCACATCAACCGCGCTGCTCATGCGATAGAAGTAGGCAGGGTCAGCGTCCGCAAAGAAGGTTCTGGCGACTTTCCCGGCCCCTATATTCTGACTCTCTTGCCCATTAAAAACGTAGATGTCGTCATCCGAGACGTAAAACATGACGCCGCCAGCATCCACAACCGCGCCAGCGGAAATGGCTCCCTTTTTCCTTTCAGCGGGGTAGAAGCCGAATACTGTAGGCGGACCCTCGCGCTCCATTCTGATGATGCCGCGACGCATGAAGATACTGCCAAAGTCTCCGCCAATGATGCGCTCAATGGGGCCGAAGTTAGCTTCTAGAATCTGTTCATCAGACTGCGTAAGCGGAGAGCTAGTCCAAGCAGTCTCGTCCCCGAAACCAGACCAACGCACTTTCTGGATGTTCTTGTTCCCGCCTTCATCGAGATTCCCCAAGACCACAAAGTCCCCAACTACCGCTACCGTTTTGGCTCTGGGAGGGCTTCCTCCAAGGTCGTCGAAGTTTGTTCCGCCGAGCGTAATAACCTGGGGCGCGTCATCAAAGTTGGTGGCAATAATCTTCTCGCCGTACTTTGCAAAGTCCCAGCGGTTCTCTGATGTCGTTGTATACGCCCCAGAGGTTCTTGACGCATCAACATAGGCCGAAGACGTAGAAGCACTTGAGCGCGTGTATAACTTTGTAGCGTCCCCTGCATAGTTGTAGTTAAACGCATCGCTGCCAGTGGCCGAGATAGCGCCTCTGGCGTAAGCGGAGATAGAAGTTGAGGCGATAGGAGAGAGGCCAAAGAAAGGCCTGAACAGTCCAGCGTCCGGGATGACGTTGGTCGCGACCGTAGAGCCTTGGTTCCCCAGGTCCCCGAGGTCAGGGAGGTAAGGCCCGAATGGGACTTTGATTACAGGCATGCGATACCTGCCACCACAACGGCAGGAAGCAAGAAGTCCCACACCACGGAATCAACTGACCATATCTTTGCTGTGAAGATGTTCTTCCAGTTCCAGTTGGCCCGCTTCCCCTCTCCGAATCGCTCAATCCAACGGTATTCAGCCTGCGCATGTTCTCGGCCAAAGAACACGCCAATGGATAACGCTGCGCCGACCACGGCACTGCCAATCAGGAGATACACGATTCCCTGTACAGCCAAGGCGATGAAAGTGTGGTTCATGTACTTCATGCCGTTACCGCTTTGATGACCGCAAAGTTGAACACGGGCTGCTCCGTCGTCGTCCCGCTAAGTGTTGCAAAGCTGATGCGGAAACTTCCAGCACCTACTGCGGTGACGTAAATTCTATAAAGGTCTGTGCCGGACTTCTGATTAACTATGATGGTATCCGTAGCCGCCACAGTGCTGTTTGTAACCGTAAAGCTCTGGATAGTTGTGGTGCCAGCAGCAGAGACAAGAGTGATTGCGCCGTTAGTTTTATCAAGGGTGACGCCAGTAGTCCGGCTTGTAGCCTGAGTGACTGCGCCGCCTGAGCCGGTGCCGTATCCAATCCCAGCAGCACCAGCAGTAACAGTCAGCCCTGTGGACGCGACTCTAGCAATTTCAGCAACAGCCCCGGCGTTTGCAGCGGCCCCGAAACGTATGGTTCCACCGCCCGAAGTTCCAACAGCGGAAGATAAAATGTATGCGCCAACCGCAGCGTTACTAGTGTCTGAGTTGTAAAACTCGATTTTCCCGATAGGTTGATTTGCAGCAGTAGTCGTATCTGTGTCAGTAAACCGCAAAGTATTTTTTGCAGTATCTGAAGTCAGTCCTTCATTTGAGGACTGTATAATAAGAACAGCTGATTCTGCCGGGTCAATCACCCCTTCTATTTTGGTAATTGTACTAGTCGATACTGAAAACTCTCCTGGCCTGAATAAAGCAAATAAAGGATTACCTTCAATATAAAGACCAATGTCAGAAAGTTCAGCGTAGTCCCCTACGAGACTTCCAACAATAACATCAGTGCTGACAAAGACGTTACCGCTTCCATTAGCAATAGTTGCGGCGGCAGTTCCATCCTTCGCTTTGATGTTCGTGACTTCCAGCGTAGTGATGTCAATTGCCGGAAATGATGAGGCATTCATAAGCTGGAACTGCGTCCCGTCATAGACAACGGTATACATCAGGTCAGAGACGATTTCCCCGCCCGTGCATGCGGCGCCATTGAACTGGACATCCTTGGCCCCTAGAGAATCCACGTTAATTGTCGTGGCTCCGGTATTCGTGCCGCCTGCCTTAAAGGTATACAAGTCGCCCTGGGCATAGGCCGTCATGGTTCGGCTGGCAGCAAGCGTAATCGTGTTCGTGCCAGAACTTGTATTCACCCCGTCAGTGTCTGACCGGTAACGGGCTACAGCGGCCATGACCTCACGAGCAGCATCGTTCACGCCACTAGGCGGCATCCCCTCAGGGAAGCCATTAGGCGCAGCAGCGTTGTTGCTGGCGGCAGCTACATTCCAAGTATTTACGTCACTCATAGGGCTTCTGCTCCAAAACAATGCTTAGAGGCCCCTGAGACTGGCGGGACCGGAAATATTCTTGCGAGGCCATCGCTGCGGCCTCCTTGTACTGCGCCGCCCATGTAGCAGCTTCTTCTGACTCCATCAGGTACCGGTTGGCCCACATCATCGAGCCCGCAAGGTAAACATCAGGATATTTGGTCAGAAGCCAGTTGGTCGTGTTTGAAACGCTCAGCGCCGAAATGGTCGGCCAATACGTCATCTGATAGGCGTAGGCAGAGTCAGGGGTTACGTCAAACTCAATAACGTCAGCAATGCTGAAGTAAGCCGGTTTCCCAGAAGCCGCCCTGCGGTACCGCCTAACCTGCTCAGGGCTCACAAACCGGAGAACGGAAACAGGCTCTGCGGTCAGGCTGAAGGAGTCTAGCTCCGCAAAGTCTGCGGGTAGGGAGAGGCTATTGGTTCCTGCGGTTAGCGCCCCACTGACTTGGGTCTTTGCCCCTCGAACCCCGCCCATGTTGGGGGAAGTTCTGGGGAGTGGCGCTCTTTTGAAAAGGCTTTCGGCCAGGCTGATGAACTGCGAGACCTGAGCCGTGGTTAGGCTGGAGCGCGCTAACCAGTCGGAGATGGCGGTCTGGAGTTCGGAATAGTTCGTGATTGCCATTTGTCGATAATCCCATCCAGCCGCTTACCGGCTTCTTCTACATTAGCAAATTTCTTCGCTTGACAAAGCCCCTCCTTGATTATAAGCGTTCTGAGCGGGGAATCCACCGCAACTTCACACGCAGCCTCTATGTATAAATCTACAGATTTAGTGACATAGGGCTTAAAGTTGTTCCATGACCGCATGGTTTCAGATTCCAGACTAATCACTGGAACCTGCGCCGCCATCGCTTCCCATACGCTCACCCCTCCGCAAGTCGGGAAGGTATCCAGATAAACGTCAATTGAGCCTAAAGCTAATTCAGGGCGCTCTATCCCGCAGGCAATAATGTTCTTGTGCACCGCAGGAAGGTCGCCTCGGCCATAGGCCATAAACACCCCGCCCGTCTTGTCGAGAATCTTTCCGACTGTTTCCAGATATTCCAAAGACATTTTCTCATAACGGGACAGGCACCCAAAAATCAGGGGGTGCTCTCGTGGCTTATGTTCTATCTGACGGAACAGGGTTTCGTGCCGCATCGGAGACGGGACCATCTCAAAGCACTCCACCATCACATCTTGCGTCTCGGGGATGAGAGTCACATCAGCCGGAAATAGCTGGAAGCCTGGGGATAGATACATCTGGACAGGGGCGGTCCTGAGCGCGAACAAAGCCATAGGGATGGCTGTATAGGTCTCGGCAATCAGCGTCCCAATCTGGTCGATTTCGCAGGCTGCCCGAATCTGGGCGCATACGTCAGATGGGGCTCCTTGGAACACTCTGACCGTATGCCCCATAGCCTCAATGTCTTTCAGAACATCAGCAACGGCAGACTGGAACACATAGACGTAACAAGGCTTCTGCCCAGCCAAGAACCCCTCCACATGCTTGAAGGGCGCGTACATGCCTCTGGAGGCGTTATTCAGAAGCCAAGCGGTATTAGGGCCTCCCGATAAAGGCTCGGCTCTGAACAGGCTCTGAGCCGGCTTTATGATGCGCTCTAGAATCTTGTACTGGTCTTCTTTGAAGTCGTCCTGAAGCTGCCATGCCATCGCAAACGAAGCGTTATATAGGCCGCAGAACATGTCGAAGTCAGAATGCCTGAAGGCTTTAACGGCTTGCTCTACTAGCTCCCATTTCCGGGGGTAGTAAGACCTATCTCGCGTGCGCAGGTATTTGTCGAGGTCATCTACGAGATTCATGGATGGCCTCAAACCTTTCCTTTTCCGCTTCCAGTTGTTCTTCCGTGACCCCGGCTCGCTCAAGGCCAACCGCGTTCTTCTTCATGTATCTGGCAGGGTTCCCGGCATAAACAGCCCCAGGCTCTACCATGGTTTTCTTGGTTACTATCGCGCCCATACCGACCATCGAGAACGCCCCGATAACCTGCTTCTGATGAACGGCAGCATTCATGCCGATGTTGGCCCCGTTCATCACATATACGTCACCAGACAGATTGACGTTCCCGCAGACAGTCACGCCCTGCTCTACCCAGCAGTCATGGTTGATGACCGTTCCGGCCATGATGTAGCAGTTGTCTTCCACGACGGTAAAGTTGCCCTTGTCCATGGCGAGGTGGACCGAGGTGCGTTCATGGAAAAGGTTCCTGTCCCCAATCCTGACGCCTCCCGCCGAAGTCCTTCCCCGCCACTGACCTAGGCCCCCAATGACTACATGAGCGGTCAGGATGTTCTTTTCCCCAATCGTGACGTTTGGGCCGATGACGCAGAAAGGGCCTATCCAGCTTGTCTTGCCGATAACGGCTGTTTGGTGAATGACTGCGGTATGGTGAATCACATAACCCCCAGCCGCTTCAGGACTGGCTCTGCATGGACCGACTTCCCCATTAGCTCAATCCATGAGCAGTTCGCGGTCATCCCGTTATATGCAGACCACCATGCGCCCGCATAATCGCAGTCTCGGCATTCCGCGAAATGGGGTATTCCTTGCGTGAAATGAATGAGCTTAGCGCCTGGAGCGTATTCGTCATGTCCGACGCAGAAGTTCCATTCTGGGGGTATCTCCCCAACAGAATCTGCCCAATCAAAAGACTGAGGGGCATTGGTTTCGTCGTCAATGTATTCGGGCGTAAGTCTTGTGCATTTTTCATTGTTGAACACCATGAGCGACGGCCATTCGAAACGCTTCTGATGCTTTGCAACATAGACGGAGTGCTCCCCATCGTTGAAAGCTCCTAGTTCGTGAATATCCCCCTCCACCACCATATCCGCATCCAGAAAGATGCTGGTGCCTTTGTAGTTGCAAAGGAAGGGCGGGAGGTATCGAGTAAAGGTAAAGTCAGTCAGCCCCCGGCGCTTAATCGGAAGCTGGGGAAGGACCAGAGGCACAATCTGAACCGGCTTGGAAGCGTGCCGGATGATTGACCACTGTAGGACGTTGTAGGAGATGGGTGACCTGGGGTCTACCCCGATAAAGACTCGCATTGCCTCAACCTCTCTATTACTTTTGTTATGTAATCGTCCGTCCTGTCCAGAAACTGCACAGAAGCCCACCAGGGCGTACATTCATGGAAATGAGGGGTGTCGTGAACCATCACCACTGCTGGGACGCCTAGGGCTCCTGCGGCGTGATACGCGGTAGT